CATAGCGTCAATGTCATCGGCGTAGCGCCTGTCGGCTTCCACAATCTGACGATTGATTTCCATGTCCATCGCTTTCTTCTCGGCGGCAGTTAAGACCGCACCGAACACCTTACCGCCAGCTTTCTTAATCCTCATACCTCAATGTCCTCGAAGAAGACGGGATAGGTCTGTTTCAGCAGGGTCAGGAGCATATTGGCAACGACCCGCATATCAGGGTGAGCCGCTACGGGACAGCGCATACGGCAGAAATGCCGCCATTCTCTGAGATCAGCGGTCATGACCACCTCGGTTTTCAAACTGTTCGGAAGGACAGATCGAGCTTCCTGCGGGGTGCAACCCTCGTTCAGCAGATTGAAATAGGCAACCTCGGCGTTTTCGCACGACCGCTTCCAGATGTGGTAGGTCGAGTCGGTCTTGGCGAAGGTCGAGGGACGAATGACGGTGATCTCGCCACCGAAGCCCTCTTTGCCGTAATTGCAGTATCGAGTAGACTCCTGACAGAACGCAGCCAGACGGTGACGGACAATCTCATGGCTCACGCCCCGGTCGCAGACGAAGCGAACAGTAAGAGAGCCATGCTCAATGACAGCTTCGTGACCCCGCTTGATAATGCCCCGGACGAACTTCTCTGCGCTTCCATCCGTGATTTTGTCCTCGGATTTGTAACAAGTACGCCCAGCCGCTTCGATGGTGGTCAGAAGGGTCTTATAATCGGGAGCATTGATAAGCTCCACAGAAGGTTCAATGATTTTCACTTTCAGACTCCCTTTCATACCAAGGTTTGAAGTTGATAATCTGTTCGTAGAGGTTGTTTGCTCTGCCATCGAAACAGATTGTACGGTCATCGACATGAACGATGGAGGGAACTTTTCTTGCTTGAATTTGCACCATAGGAAATCCGTAGTGTTTCAACCATTCAGCAATCGCCGTCTGCCCCTCAAAGGACTCCGCACGAGAAGGACAGATGACCACACATAAACCATCGCTTATGAGTTGTTCAATGACCTCTTTAATCCCTTCTACGGGAGGGTCGGGGATAACAGCGGCACCCTTCCACCCGCTTCGGTAGGAATGAATTACACCATCGAAATCGAAAGAAACTGTTGGAATATACATACTTCACACCCCCGCAACATGGCTTGCCAGCATATCGGCTTGGTGTGTCCACAGCACATTCGGGTACTGGCTGACTGCTCTGGTGTAGTCATTCCACTCGGACTTGTCAGTGAAAGCGCCCATGTGGTAGCGAATACACATAATTTCTTCATCAGTCAGTGTGTAGAACTGAGAGAGAAGCATGACGGACTTATCGCCGTGACCTTTCAGAAGGGTGTCGGGGTTATACTCCCACGCCTGTTCATCATAGATTGGCGTACAACCACCATTAAATTCTTCAATGTGGCCCGTTACCGGGTGGCGGTATTGGTCGATCTTGCACAGGTCATGGAACATACCCACGATGAAGGGAGAACGAGCCTTGCGCCAGATCAGGTGATTGGCCTGAGTGAGCGCCAGAAGGTACTCCGTGACCATGCGGGAGTGGTTCAGAAGACCGCCCTCGTAATTGCCGTGGTACTTGGTGGAAACAGGGGCGGTGAAGAAGCCGTAAGCCATCAGGTACTTCATCATGTCATCGGAAACAACAGAGGTTCCGTCAGGCAGCTTCATGAAGTTCATGAAATCAGTCACTTCGGACTTAGAGAAGCAGTCAGGCATTTTCGTACTCCTTTCTATGGATACTTTTTTCGCTGTCGAACCCGTCAGGATAACGAGCCAGCAGCTTATCGACATTGTGCTGTGCCACATATTCAAGGGTCACACCCAAGCCGGTCGCCAACTGTGCGACATACCAGAGAACATCGCCCAGCTCGTCAACCATCTTCATCGGGTCGAAAGCATGACCCTGAAACTCGGTCTTTTTCAGAATGTCAATGCACTCTCCGGCTTCGCCGTTCAAACCGTAACAGCCGTTGCGAACCTTATCCCATGAAGTCAGGTCGCCGGAAGTACGCTCGGCGGCTTTCTGATAATCATTCAGTGTCATCGTCAGCGACCTCCATTTCCACCACCGTCATAATGGCGTAGTTAGCGAGGTCAATCAGGGTGTCTCGGATAGACTCGTCATTGACCTTCTGTTCACCGCCACGGGAGAGAGTTTTGAAGCGGCTGAACTTATCTCCTAACCGGATACGAGCCATCGCCATTCCTTCTTCAACGAAGGTCTGGTGGAAGCTGTCACCGTAGTCATGGTTCTTGCGCTCATAGAGATTGTTGATCTCTTTGCAGATTTCAGCATGACGCTGAACCTTGGAGAGCGAACAAATATAGGCTTCTGCCATTGTAGCTTATCCTCACTTTCAACATAGTTTTCAACATACCATTGGCGAGGGAGAGCCTTTCAAATTAGCCCTCCCTCGCACTCGGCATCAGCCAAGGAGAGCTGCCAAATCCATCGGGGTCTTAGGATCGGTCTGAGAAGCCGCAGGAGCGGTTTTAGTGGTGGGGGTAGCAACCGTATTACCGGAGCCGCCCCAGCCCTCAGAGGGGCGCTTATCGGCCAGACGGACGAAGGTAATGTTCTGTCCGGGCTTCTTCTTGTTCTCCTGAACATCATGTTCCACATCGCACTCGATGAAGTGACCAATCAGGTCAGTGTGGTCGATCTCGGTCAGATCGAAATTGCCGAGGGCAGTCTTGGCGAAGTAGCTGAAAGCGTTGTATGCACCCTCGTTGGGAGAGCCATCGGATTTCAGCAGAGAGAAGCGCTCGATGTGCTTACTGCCGGTCTGCGTCTGCATATAGACTTCCAGCTTGCCGAAGTCCTCCTTGTACTTCACATCGGTAATCTGAAAGACATGAGTACCTTCGGGAATGAGGGTGAAACCCTCGGTGAGTCCGATTTTAGCCATTGTTTTATCGTCCTTTCTTGATCTTGTAATAGTGTCTGCTATATTAGCAACGAGAGTTATTAGGTTTTCGGCACAATCGCTTTGACCTAAGCACCCACCTCCACAATAAACACCGAAATATTTATTGTAATAGATGGGGCAACCACCACAAACGCTCATACTTCTTTTATGGTGTGGAAATTGAGCTGTTCTGTGTACTCACAGGGGAAGATGATACCGACCAACTGGTCTTCGTCATCGGGGTACTTGGCGTACTGCTTGACCAGCAGGGCTTTCGGTACGCTCTTGTCGCTTTCCAGATCGTAAGCGTACAGAATTTCACAGAAGTCAGACTTCTCGATCAGCGACCAGTCATCATTGGTGATGGTAAGGGTCATGGTACTGTCCTGCGTGGCGAAGATACGGACACAATCCTTGATTGCGCCGTCCGGCTCAGGCATTACCGCCTTGACCAGCGTGGCGTACTCGGTGCAACCGACCTGAGAAATCAGGCGACCAATGCCGTCAGGCATTTTCTCGTTGCTGTACCCGGTCACGCTGCGGATACCATCGGGAATGAGCATAAGTACGGACGGGGAAGCAAGCCAGCGTTTGTCCATGTACTCATAGATAGCGCCACCATCAGGGGCGAGGGACTTCACGAACTTTGAAAATTTCATAGGTCAATCCTCCTTTTCAATTTTGCCGGAATAGATAGCGTATGTGGGGGTAGTGACCGTGTATTTTTCCAAGATACCGTCTTTTTCCATGAGTTTCTTGTCGATACTCGACCGTTCGCTCTTTCTGACTTCCCACATATAACGATTTCCGGTGATAACAGATTTTGTGTCACCGTCACGGAACTGTTCAACAGCTTTTGCCTTAATCATGTCGGTCAAGACCTTGTACCGCTTCTCGTCTTCCGCCACTTCTGCGGCATGAGCGTCCAACTTGGCTTTCAGAGCCTCCGCCTCAGAAACCAGATCAGCCAGATCGGTTTCCGGGGACAGATTATTGGTACGGAGAACCTTCAAAATTTCTGCGTCCTGTTTCTCGTCATAGGCGGGAGAGAGGCCGGTTTCCACATGGTCTTTCCACCATTTCAGAGCCGGTTTCACATACCGCTTTTCAAAGTCTGGGTAACGCTCAGACACCTTGAAAGGCCGGGTAATAGTGTTTGCGGAGCTGCACACAAAATTCTCAGGGGCTTCGTAGTCAGAGGGGTCAAGGAAAGAGGCTACCATGATAACGCTGTCCACTCCCAGAAGGTGAGCATAAAGCGCAGCTTGCAGGGCATAATACTCGGGAATGTCCTCAGCCCAATCCTCTACCCGCTTGGAAGTCTTCATTTCGAGGACGGCCATGGGCTTGCCGGTCTTATCGCACAGCAGGTAGTCCCACATACCACCGAAGACAGCCACATCAGGGAAGAAATCACCGAAGGTTCTTTTGAAATAATCCTCCCCGAACCGATCAGTCGGAGTTACCAGATTGCTCATGAAGTAGGTGTTCTTCATGTATTCCGCCTGTTTCGGCTCGATAACCTTACCGGCCCTGGTGTAAATGGTGTCTTCAAAGGTCTTCTGGTAGGTACGAGTGATCTCGCACCATACCTCAAAGGGAGTAGACCACGGGTTCAGCCCCAAAACGGTAGCAAACCGAGTTGCCGTCAACTTCTTAGGACGCTTGGGCGGAACGATCTGAATTCTGTTGTCAACCCATTCCATGATTAACCCTCCTGCGTTTCATACGCCGTCAGCATATCCGCAACTCCGGCAATCAACTGGTCACATACATCAGCGGTGATTTTGGTGAACCCTTCGGTCTTCACTGCCACACTCTGAACAAAGGACTCCTGATCGGGGTCAAGTTCCATGAGCTTTTTCAGGGAGGTTTTCAGATTGGCAATCTGTTCCTCACTGGCCGCATTCTCAGGAGCGGAAGTCAGTTCCGACTTGATCTCCTGCCGCTGTTCCTGTGTGACAGGGGCTTTCCGGGTTTTCTTGGGAGTGGGAGTAGGAGCGTCCTGACCATCATCTCCACCGGAGATATTGTCAATGCTGTCGGCCTCGATAATGTCAAGTACCAACTGCCAGAGATACCGGCGAATGTAGGTAATCGAACTGCCAAGAGCTTGCATTTCATTCGTAACCACCTTACCGGTGTTCGAGATGATCGGGGCAATCTGGGTGAAAGGAACCTCAAAGACAACCGGCTCTTCCTCACGGTCATCACAGTTATAGACCTTGGCGGTAGCGTAGTCCTTACCAACGGTGGGAACCATCAGAAGACCAACCTCGGCAAAGATGGACTCTGCGGTGGGAACAATATCTTGCAGCTCGAAGTACATGAACTCCAAGTGAATGTTCTTACCGGTCTTCTTCACCCCGGCTTGCAGGAACTTCAACCGAGCCAGCTGCAACTTTGCAAGGGCATTCATGGTGCTGTAATCAACAGCGGGAGCGGGTGTTTTGGTAGCCATCTCTTATACCTCCTGAAACTTCTTCAAAAATTTGTGAGAGCTGATATATTCGTTCATCTTAGCTCTCTGCTTTCCTGCGGCCCTGCGACGGCTAAAGAAAAGCCGTCTGCGTTCCGCTCTTCCGGGATTTTTCTTCATATTGAACCCTCCAACAATTTCAAAAGATTTCTTTTTGTGACGGCAACCATTGTGTCACCGCTCAACATCTTCCATCGGAACTTCCGATCTTTCGGTACGAGATCAAGGTCTTCTGCTTGGAAACGGAGATCGAAGTCATGAACGGTATGACCGTCTGCATGAAAGGAAACGGGGGAGTCCCTATCCCACTTCAAAAGAAGTTTCCAGAGATCGGGGTATTCTCTTCGGAGAATTCTTAATTGGTCTATCCCTTGATTGTGACAAAACCAACACCCCCCCCCGTGTTGCCGTGGTATAAATCGGAGATAACAAGTCCCGCTCTTCACACCACTTCCGGCAATCGGCCTCCGTCCACCCGATTTCCACAAGGGGCATTTTGAACCCCGGCTTGTCATGCCTCTTTATGCGCTCAGGCTCGTCAGCGGCTATGCCGAGGTACTGCACAATATTTGTTCCCGCTCCTTGTGCAAGGGAGCTGCGTGAAAACACTCTGCGTTTGAGATCGCTGGTACACCATTGACCTTTGATGATCGGGAACCCGAGGATAAGACCCGTCTTTGAGTTTCTTGCACCATGCGCTGACCGTAAACGGGAACCCGTTGCAGATTTCGGAGTTTGAGTCTGCTGTTGCACCATGGAGCGAGGCGGGGTGGGAACCCGGCAATCGGAGATACCCCCCCCCT